TAAACTCACACTCTGCATGAAACATAATAGCAATAGGAATGTCACCAACTGAATTGGCTGTACCCGCTGCTTTACACTTATTGCAGATCATTTCTTATCCTTCACAACATCTAGTGGTGTCTTGCGTGCACGGCGCTCAGCGCGGTTGGCAGGGTCGGCAGAAGTTTGTGTTGGATTACTAGATTGACTGTCGTTAGATGGAATGTCGTCAGATGAAAAGATAGGCGATGCTTGTATCGCAGCAACATACTGCTCAAAGTAACTGATGAAAATATAAATCTGAGCACCCATCTGTTGGAAGGTGTTCTCGATGCGCCCTAGCGCAGCAATAAAATCAGCGTCTTGAGTATCAGTCCAACTCTTGTCCGCTAATTTCTTCTGCAGTATCTCGAATGTCATCTTCACTTCGCTCATTGTTGGCTCGCTCATTGGCTTCCTCTTCCGTATAGTCTCGTTCCTTACGTGGTCTTGTTCCACCAAGGAAATTTAATAGATTGTTTATCGCTCTGTTCACACGCATGCGTGCTGCATCTTCGCTGATGGCTAATTCTGTTGCCAGGCTAGCGTTATCGCACCCATCTCCAAATCGAAGATAGATGATGCTCAGTTGTTCCTGGGTCAGACGAGACAGTCCTCTGTCAATATCTGCCATCATAGCAAACCAATTGCCACCTTCTGATGCAACCTTCTTAGCCTTAGTAAAACCTAATTCAGTCATAGCAGGTGCAACTAAGTCTTTACGAAGCACTGCAGGTAGCAACAACTCAACAACCTCACGGTCATAGTAATAGTTATCATCTACCTTGTAACCAACAGCACGAGCCTTCTCACGCTGACAGTAATCCTTAGCAGCATTACGCAACGATCTAGCAACCAACTTAACAGATTGCTTGCCGTCTAATGCTTCCCAAGTCTTAACCTTGTTAGGATGTTCTAAGAACCAAATCCATAGTTCTTGTCTGATGTCATCTGCATCGCACATGTGAAACTTACGAGAGAACTCATAAGCGATTGCACCAACCATGCCTTCGTAATCTTCAGTTTTTACCACTTAAATGTTTTACCATCCACTGTAAAAGACTGATTAACAATTGGTACAAGTTGTGGTGTGACATTCTTTCCATCAACATGCAAGATACCAAACCCTTGTTGCCAAGTGAATAGTCCTGCCTTAATGTACTTTGCATTACGATAATCCATAAGATTACCAAGTTCCATACCCCATACAGTCTTAGGCTTACCACCACGATAAGTCTGAGTCTGATGTGTCAACCCCATGCGGTGCGTGTGACCACACACTACGCTCATACCAGAGCGTTTTGCCAGTCCCAAGGCAGTCGCACCCGCAGTGGGTTGCACATTTCCTTCGTCACCATGCATAAGAAGCCAGCCAGGAGCCAACTCATAAGGGTCTGCATGGTATTTAATTTCAAGTTCATCTAAGCCTAGAAAGTTTTCTAGTTGCAACTCAGGAAGACCAAGTAATCCTGGTGCACGCATAGCAACTGTATTAAACAATCGATCAGTATGATTACTGCGTACCATGTGCTCAACTGTTAAATCATACAAGACTTTGCGTGTTAAGTCACGGTCACGAGCAATAGAGCGTTCAAACTCTAACTCAGTTCCTCTACTCCATTTACTGATTGTCTGCATATCCATTTCGTCTCCACAAGAGACAACTGTCTCAGGTTGGTACCACTGGATAAATTTAGCCACTGCCTTGGTTGCTTCTACATCGTGGTACGGTACCTGCAAGTCGGAAATGCAAACTATATTTTTCATTTCTTTTTGGCTGCTTTCTTTGCGGTCTTTTTCACAGTTTTTTTGGCGGTTTTTTTAACAGCACGTCGCTTGTTTTCTAATCCCACATTCTTACTTTTGGAGATAGTTCTGAGGTTTTCCATCCTGTCGTCCCCTGCTCGACCTCTGTTGTTTCTGTGGTCGACTTCTGTCTCTCTTGGTAAGGTTTTACCTGTGGCGTCTTCGTAATCAACTCTAGCCTTATTGCTAGAAGTTGTAACCACTTCACCATTTTTCTTCTTTCTCTTGAAAACATAAATTGGTCGTCCACCATTTTGCTTACTGCCTTTGTAAGGTCCAAATCTCATTCTTGTGGCCATTTCTCTCTGAGTACCATTAGTGCAATGATAGCATAGTTTGCTAGGTCTTTGTAGGAATCCTCAAGGGGTTCATGCTGTGCTTCCCCACCATTGTCAATCAGATGGTTGATGCGAGCAATCTTGTCCCACATACGAACACGAAGTCCATTCAGAGGACCGCCAGGAGACTGAGCGATGTTGAGTGGACCATAATCGTTATGCTTACTCAGCAGTAACATATACAGTTCATCAACAATCTCATAGACATCTAAGTCAAACTGGTCTACGGCTTGTTCTTTCCATACGAGTTCTTTTAGTTCATCCTTGCTGATTGTCACGTAGCAACCTTTCTATGTTTTTAATCCCTGCGCTTGCTTCATCTGCAACTATTGATTCTTCTATGTGCTTTTCTAACTCATTACTTGAGGCATTCACGAATGCCAATGCTGTCTCTTGGATGAGAAGGTACGCATCCTCTATGTCCCCATGGTTCACTGTGTCTGATAGATACTGCAGGAACTCAAATAAATCAAATGAGTACTTAGGAGTTATCTTCACACCCCAAGTAAACTCAACACCTGAATGATCTAAGAAGTCAAAGATATCGTTAGTATCAAACTCACAAGTCTCATTTTTACAAGTGAAGAAACCTTTATCATTTGGCCATAACATCTTGTATACTCGCAATCTTTTGTTGGAAATATTCTACACCATTCTTGCGATACATGCTGTTCACATCTTCACCTTCTGGCATCTGTACTACCACAAGATTACCCAGTTCACGAGAAAGAGACTTACCAAAATCAGTGCCAGCGTTATCCCCGTCAGCAAAGAGGAATACTTGCTCAAAGTCTTGTAGCAATCTGGTGTAGTGCTTTTTCCAGTTGTTGACTCCAGGGACCCCCACCGCAGGTATGCCACATACAGAATCGAGTGTGATCGTATCAATCTCACCTTCACAGATACAAATAAATGTGGTCGCTCTAAAGAACGCACCCACGTTGTAGAGATGCGTTGTCGCACCAGACATTCCCATATATTTTGGCTCTGATAAATCCATTGAACGGAATCTAATGTCCACCACCCCTGAACGCGTAATATACGGAATCGAGAGCCGATTGATATAGGTCTCATGCCCCGTCAGCGGTTCTAGCACGACGCCCAAGCGTGCGCGTGTTGCTGCCTCCATTGTTATTCCGCGTTCTACGAGATAATCCTCCGCCTCTTGCAGAGCGCTGTGGTAGTACTTCGCCGCGCGCGTTAAGGATTCCTTCTGCGATAGTGATTGCTTCACGAAATTCAACTCCTTCTTTTTTCATAATGATAGAATATCCATCACCCTTCATCTGACAAGCAAAGCAACAGAATGCGTTGTCGTCAGTCGTAGCGGATGCGGATGCGTGACTATCACTGTGGAATGGACACTTCATTGAGAACCATCCACGTCGGGTGGGTACTGTAGCACCATAGTGCTCCAATATTGCTGCAATACTTGGCTTGTCATTGTTCACTTGTCTAATACCTTCCTAAGAAGATCGACCCACACCTGCACAGGCATGGTTGCGTACCAGTCTCCAGGGTTCCCCTTCCCTTTCCTCTTGTGCACAACCACACCTGTCCAAGCCTTGTCATTAGCCATTTCGACTATTAACTCTTCTGTCCACCCTGCTAAGTCCATCTTAGCGTGGTTCTTTATCTCTATAGTAACACCAGGAATACCTGAGATGTCACCTTTGTCGAGGGTCGCACCTGCAAGACGTCTGTCTACATAGGGAAACCATTGCTTGAGGTATTTTACTACATCTCGCTCTGCCCCTGCACCTTTAGCCTTAGAGGCGCGACCACTCATCTAGTACCAGCCGTTCTGATTATGAAACGCTAAAGCCCTTGATGGACTGCCATAGCGATGCTTTATATATTTGAGCCCTAAATCAATCTGCTTTACCATTGGAGTATCCTTAGGCATTTTCAGCATCTGAGGTATTCCGTAAGCAGATGAACGAGGGTTGTCTGCGGTGTAATCCCAACGAGACTCCCTGTTCCATAAAGTAAACAATGCCTGCCACTCATGATTACTTCTGTATTGCTCTAGGACTTTGCCCTTTGCAATCCATTTTGCCATTTTCTTCATCTCGGATATTGAGACAACACCAAAGAAAGGTTTAGTGCAGTTCTCTCTGATTGCTATTTGTCTTTCCAAAAACATCGCACCCACAGCGTGAGGCAAAGTTCCCACAAAGACTACAGCAGCCATAATCCAAGCGTATGTTGTTAGTTTCATTCTTACTCCTCAATTGGCGCGGTTGCCTGTGTTCCACAGTCAGCACACTCCATATCTCTGAAATACATCCCAATGGTACCATCCTCTTGGAAGGATACCTTGAGATTCCAAATGTAACACCCACAGATACATACAGTGGTTGGCTCACCACGTATGTCCATCGCCCTTGTGTAATCTGGCTTTAGTTCATTTATATCTTTAGTCATCGTCTTCGTCTTCCCACTCATCAGGGTCTACGTTTGGAAACGGATTACCCCAATCAGGGTTCGGTACGATAGGGTCGATGAAACTCATTTTAACCTCTCAGCGATGTCAGAAACATCCATGTATTCAGGGTTAAAGTTCAACCAAAAGGCAGTGTTGCCTGATGGGTCTGCCTTACCATAACGGTTCTTCACTGGTGCTACGGCGATGAAGCCAGGTGCATCAGTGCCAACTGTACAGATAAGTGCAGGTAACTGTGCAACCATACCCTGCAAAGCAGAGCGTGGTTGGCACGGTGTACCTACATAGGACTCCTTGGTATGGTGGAGTACTATAACAGCAGCGTTAGTATCTCTTGCGAGGTACTTGAGTTCTTTCAGAGTAGAGCGCATATTTGCAAACTCTTCTCCGCCATCGTTAGCAATATCCATGAGGTTATCGATAACGATAAGAGTAGGTGAGCATCCCCATAATTCTTCGAACGCAGCAACCTCTTGGTCTAAGTCATCTAGGGTAGGACTAGAATCAAAAGACCAAAAGATGTGCTGTGCATGTTCGTTGATTACTTTTCTAGATGTGGCTACCTCTGTCTCAAGTAAAACTTCTACATCAGATTGAGGCTTGCCAGTTATCATAGCCAGCAAACGCATGGCCATTGTATGAGCATTAGTATCAGCACTGACATAGAGTGTTGGTACCTTTGCTCGTAACGCAATTGCTAAAGCAACGGAAGACTTGCCAGCACCAGGTGTACCAGCAATCATCGATATTTCGGCACGGCGAAACACGACTTTGTTTAGTTCAAAGGTGCGAAAGACTGTTGGTAGCGGTTCGCCACCTATGTCTTTGCTACCTACGGCGCGGGCAAGTGTTCTCATTGTTTAGAATGTATTCCATTCTGCATCATTGCGTCGGATGAATACTGGCTCACACTGGTCAGGAGTACCCTTTGGAGATGGGCACATATAGCCCTTCCATGGTCCCTTAGCCCCTGAACCCTGTCGCTTTGTCATGACACCGTGGTGACATTTCTTAGCCTCAGGTCCTAGCGTATTGCCTGTAGTTTGTGTTGGATGTGCAGTATGGTCGACTTGTGCATTTGGGTATGCAGAACGGATGTTCTCCACTGCCTGTGATGCATTCTGTGGAGCACCTGCTAGTGATTGCGCCATAACC